GCTGAAGATTACCCCCATTACCGGCAAACCGTAGGATCAATACAGGGTCTGGAATGGGCCAGAACAAATCTTACTGATATTCTTAAAAAACGAGCTTATGGAGATGATGAAGACTAATGCAACAAGTGGAAATGGGCAACGCTGTTAAAAATGATTTATGGATTTCTGATCCAGAAGAAACAAAAGATCCAGAAATACTTCCTGATATTCCAGGGTTTCATATTTTAGTAAGACCTCTATCCGTTAAGAGTAAAACAAAGGGTGGTATTTTTATTCCAGATTCAACCAGAGATGACATGGCTTATCTGACAACTGTTGGAAAAGTTTTAGCTCTTGGTGATCTGGCATACCTCGACAAAGATAGGTTCCCTGCCGGTGCTTGGTGTTCTGTGGGAGACTATGTATGTTATGGTAAACATGCAGGTACAAAACTATTTTATAAAGGTACAAGACTTATTTTACTTTTTGATGACCAGATTACTTTAAAGGTGGAAGATCCTAAAGATCTTGATCCTACATTTAATCTTGGACAGGGATCTAATTAAAAATATTTGGGAAATTAACATTTTTATGGTATAATATAATATACGTTAAATCGTTTGTTTCGTAAACAACGGAGGAAATAATGACTGAAAAAGAAGAGTGGAACGAAGTTGGAGTTCCGAATGAAGAGAAAGAAATTGAAATAGAAATTGAAGAAGAAGGGGTGAAGCAGGAAGCAGAACCTTCAAAAGAAAAGGAAGCGCCGGAACTAGAAGGTATTGAGACAAAGGGTGCTGAAAAAAGAATAAGACAACTTATTCGTCAAAGAAAAGAACGTGATGAACATATTTCTACTCTCATTCAAAAAAATGAAGAGTTATCTCATACTCTCAGAACAAAAGATAAAGAAGTATCAGATTTTAGTAAACTAACTTTGGATGCTTCTGAAAAACAATTGACTGATAAACTTGAGCTTGCCAGAACTGTATATATGGAAGCTTTTGAAGAAGGAGAAAAGGAAAAGCTGCTGAAAGCACAAGAGATGTTGAATGAAGCTCAGACTGATTTAAAGGCTGTTTCTTCTGCAAAACAGCAATATGAAGAAGTACCAGAGCCGGTTCAGCGCCAACAGCAAGCCCCTCCTAAACCAACAACTGATCCTATGGCAGAAGAATGGGCGGCTCGTAACAATTGGTTTGGACAGGATAATGTCAAGACTGCTGCTGCTCTGGCGATTGACGCCGAACTTAAAGGAGAAGGTTATGATCCGAATGATCAAGAATTTTATCAGGAAATTGATAACAGGCTTAAAAGGGCTTTTTCTAAAGATTTGGAAGAAAGCCAAGACCGTGTGCAGGAAAATACGTCAACACCTGCTCAAGTAGTATCTGGAGGATCACGTTTACCCCAGACCAGTTCTAGCAAAGTTAAGTTATCTAAAGAAGATGTTAGACTTGCACAGAAATGGAATATACCGCTTGAACAATATGCTGCCGAAAAGCTCAAAGTTAATGATGCTGACGGCAACTATACAAATATTATATAAACGTGGAGGAATAAATTATGACACGAAATGAAGAACGTAGTAACACTACAAGGGAAGCTGCATCAAGAGAAGTTGAAGAAGAGTACACCTTTGAGGAGCCAGATGCCCTCAGTATACCGGATTCGGTACAAGCAAAATTTGACAATGAAGAAATGTCTTTACGTTGGATACGCATATCTGTAAGAGGTGAGGACGACATCACTAATGTTGGTAAGAACCAGCAACAGGGATGGGTATTCGTAACTCCTGATGAAGTACCTGAAATGGCTGTTACATCCTTCGTAAGGGATGAAGGTCGTTACCTTGGAGCAGTCTGTCGTGGAGACTTGGCATTGGCTAAAAAGCCAACTGTAAAGGTAAGGGCTAGGCAAAAATTTTACGAGAATAAGGCGAATGAACAGATGGATGCAGTAAATGCACAACTCATGAAAAATTCTGATTCTCGTATGCCAATTACTAATACAAGTAAATCTGTAACAACAAGAGGTCGGCAACCCTCTTTTCAGGATTAGCCCCCTCTTATAATAAAGGAGTGTAAACTATGTCTACTACTAAAGCATTTCGTGGCTTTACTCCTGCTCGTAAAATTGGTGGTGGTTACAACAATGAAGCGGTAACTGATGTTATTGCTTTGTCGTCTACCGGCCTTGCAGGCTCACCCACCAATAATATTTTTACTGGTGATCCAGTAGTACTTCCTGGTGCTAACTTTGCAACGATATCTCCGTATATCGCTACAACTTTAAAACCTTCAGGAGTATTTATGGGTTGTCAATACGTTGAAAATGGTGAGCAGAAGTTCTCCCGTTGGTGGAACGGAAGTACTAGTGCTACGGATATTAAATTCTTTGTGATTACTGATCCTGATCAGACTTATCACATTCAATGTTCACTTACTATTTCGGCTGCTGAAATGTTAATCGTAAAGAACTACAATGTTACGGTTAGCTCTACAGCGTCTTCGGGAAATACCACAACGGGGCAGTCCAGTTATTACCTGGATGGTGCTTCCGGTCTTGAAAGTGTGTTACCTGTGCGTGGTGTTGGTCGGGCTAAATTCCCTGATGAGGGGGATGGCGATGCCTATCCGATTGTCGAAGTATATCTGAATACCCATCGTGACCGTTATGTAACGGCTACGGCATCAACGGCTTAATAGGAGAAAATAATCATGGCTATAAATAGAGCTAGTATTAGCAAAGAACTCCTTCCTGGCCTTAATGCGGTGTTTGGAATGGAGTATGGAGATGTCAACAATGAACTTGATCCTCTCTATGAAGTAGAAAACTCAGATCGTGCGTTTGAAGAAGAAGTACTTTTCACTGGTTTTGGGTCTGCCCCAACTAAAGGTGAAGGTGCTGCTGTTACTTATGACGATGCCCAGGAAAGCTATACGGCCCGTTATACGGCTGAAACTGTAGCTTTGGCCTTTGCGGTTACTGAAGAAGCAATGGAAGACAATCTTTATGATACGTTTGCCAAGCTTCGTGCAAAAGGTCTTGCCAGGGCAATGGCAAATACGAAACAGGTAAAAGCTGCGAATATCTTCAACAATGGTTTCTCTGATACCATTGGTGATGGTGTGGCTTTCTTCGCCAGCACACATCCAACTGTAGGTAATGGTAATCAGTCCAACTTAATTGCTGCGTCTGATATGTCGGAATCTACTCTTGAAACTGCTCTTACCAATGTTCAGAAGATCAAAGATGATCGTGGTATTCTGATTGGTGCGAGTGCTGTTTCCTTGCATATCCCAGTTGACTCATGGGCAATTGCAGATAGGATCTTGTCAAGTCCTGGTAACACCCAAGCTAGTGGTGGACAGGCTGCGAATCCTAATATTAATGCAATCAATGCTACTCGTCATCTAGGTATGCTGCCTGAAGGTTATCATATTAACCGTCGATTTACGGATACGACTTCTTGGTTTATCAAGACAGACGTACCCAATGGCACCAAAATGTTTGTGCGTACTCCGCTACAAACAAAGATGGAGCCTGATTTCGACACTGGTAATCTGCGCTTTAAAGCCCGTGAGCGGTATAGCTTCGGTGTTTCTGATTGGCGTGGTTTCTTTGGAAGCCAAGGCTCGTAAAGCTAACTGTGGGGAAGTAGTCTTAGGCTGCTTCCCTGCTACTTGTAAGGAGATACTATGAGTACAAATGTTAAGGTAGCACAAAATGTAAGTAGTGATGGGGCAATCATAACAGGTTTTCGTTATGTTGATACTAATACCAGTTTAGGAGATGAAGGGACAGGTTCTAGTCCTACTCCCTCAACAACAAGAATTCTTGCTATACATACCTATTCAACTCTTGCAGGTGAAATTGTTCTTTCAGGATCAAAGCAAATTACAAATAGATCAGCTAAAGGAACAGCTATTCGTTATCGTGTGGGAGCATTAGATTCTAATGATCAATATGTAGGCGATATGGGAGTAGGTGTTGTTGGTATTGTAAGTGTTGCAACTTCTGGAACAGGTACAATGGCTCCTACAATTACATTATATCTAGGCTAGTTATGCCTAACTATGCTTATCTAAAAACAGATTTAATCAATACAACAGAAAACGATTCAACTGAGTTTTCTACCCAAGTCTCTGCCTTTGTAAAGAAGACAGAGTTTCGTATGATTAAAGACCTAGATGATTTCGGCCTGGATGAATATACAAATATATCTGTATCATCCGGTAATGCCGGAACTGTGTCTTTAGGCGACAGGGTTCGTATTGTTCGCAATGTAAATTATATAGTAAGTACAGGAACAACCGTAACAAATCTATTACCCAGGACAGTAGAATATGTCAATGACTACTGGCCTGTTAGTGCGTCTACAGGTACGCCAAGGTACTATACCAGAAAAAATAATTCAAGTATAAAAATTGTGCCAACGCCGGTATCGGCATTAACTGTGGAAATTCAATCACAATCCCAACCACTATACCTGTCTTCTGCCACATCTACCAGCATGACAACTCAGAACTATTTTAGTGATTATTGTTATAAGGCTCTTTTTTCAGGGTGTATGGTGGAAGCAACAATGTATATGAAAGATTGGGCTACTCTTCCAGTATGGGAGTCTACTTATCAGGAAGCAGTAGCTAAATTAAACAACCAAGCCAGGAGAACTAGACAGGATAATATGGCAGTTGCTGCCTCACCTGCCGGTGGTCCAGACACTATAGCACAAGGAGCAAGTTAATGGGAATAGAAGTTACAAAGAAGGATTTACCTCCAAAGAAAGTTAAACCTAAGAAAAAAGATCCATTTGCAGAAGGAACTGGAATCCCAAAAGGTCAAAAAGGTACTCCTCCTCCTTCTATTTTTGAACAGAAAAATAAAAAGAAAAAGAAAAAAGGTGGAGGTAAGATTACCTACAGAATGACAGGTGGTCAGGTAGTGGCCTCTAGTTATGATTAAAAAATACAAACCTAGAAAGAAAAAAATAGTTCGCCATGGTGCTGCTGGAAAGCTTCTTAGTAGTGCTATAGCT